TGTTATTTTTTCATATATTTCTATCATATATGGTGTTCTTTTAACATTGAATTTACCAACTTCTTTTGCTGATGTTGTATCTAAAACTCTATATTGATTAGCCCACTCCATAATACTTACAAGTGGTGGTTGTCTCAATATTCTTAAACACTCTTTTATTAATTCCCTGGTTCTCTCATACATCTTTTGCTTTTCTCCTATTACTTGGTGGATTATAATTTGCCAGTTCTTCCAAGCAATCTATCAAAGTATTTTTTAAATAATCCAATCTATCAGCTTCTGATATTTCACTAATTTCATTGTCAATTTTTACAGCTGTTGCTTGTAATTTTGCTTTAAATTTAACTAAAATATCAGTTAAAACATATTTGACATCTTCATCCAGATGATATTTATCTTGTAAAATTTCAAGTTTATACTGTTGTAGCTCTCTTTCAACTGCTTTTTTCTTATTTCTTTCATCATTAACTGTTAAATATCTTTTTAAATTATCTTTCAAATCAAACTGTCCATTAGAATTTTTTTCTAATACTCCACGATTTGCAAGTTCTTTAACTGTCTTTTCACTAAGTCCTAAAATTTCTGCAAAAGTTTTTTGTGTTACCAGGTTTATGTCTCCACTCCTGGTTTGATTTATAAATTCAGTTACACATTTAATAAGAGGGAAACTTCCATTTTCTAATTTATAATCCTTGAATAGTTCTCTAACTCTTCTGTCAGAAATATTAAGAATTTTTGATAGTTGTTTTTCATTTGCAAGTATCATATTTTCTCCTATGCGTATATATAAATTTTGGAACTGGGAAGGAAATCAAAAAATTTCGTATTTGAAAAGTTCCGAGCCTCCAGCTGCACCCTCTAATAAAAAAATTCTGTCACAGTACCTTTTTGATTACTCGAAGTCCTCATCACTCACAGCTGTGTCATTTTCACTGTTTATCACAGCTTTCAGTTTAGCCTCATCAGTTACTCTGTAACCTAGCATTGAGTTTAACTCTCTTGCTGCTGCTACTCCTGCTAATAGTGGTTTGTCCTTTCGTACTCTCTTGCTTACTGTGTGTCCATCAGGACTAGATTCATCTATGTATTCAATGATATCTACTCCTTCTATTGCACTATTTAAAATTTTATTTAATCTTGTTGCTATACTTAATATCCCTAGTTCTGTATCTTGAAATAGTATTTCTCTTAATTCTGTTATCTTAGTTGCAACCTTTGGACTTCTTTCTATGTTTGCTGCTTTTGTCTTTTCACTGTAACCAGCCTTTTCCTTTGCCTCTTCTTTTCCAATTCCAGACATTCGGTATATAACATATTTAGTTTGTTTTTCTGTCAAGCCCTCAAAGTTGCATATCTTTGCATTTTGTTTTTCAACTATTTCTGCTCTGATTTCTTTATACTTAACAAGATATCTATTTATCCAAGAGATAATAGTATTTTTGTTATATTTAGTTCTTTTTTGTATCTCATCATAAAAGTCTTTTTTCTTTTTACTGAACTTAATCAATTCTAGTTCTACATATATTTCTAAGACTTTTAATTGTTTCTCATTAAAATTATCTGACTTACTCATCTCTATGCCTCACTGATTAACTCATCTTTTATTTCCTCCCACTTATATTCCTTGCCTTCTCTTTGTAAAATAATATCTAACTTACCTAAACTTCTATATCTTTTAACTATTACATCAGCATACTTAGGATCATATTCCATTAAAAATGATTTTCTGTTTAACTGCTCTGCTGCAATTAATGTACTTCCTGACCCACCAAATAAATCAAGAATATTCCAATCTTTTTTACTAGAATTATGAATTAATCTAGCAATTAATTTGATTGGCTTCATTGTTGGGTGAACATCATTTACTAATGGTTTGTTCTCTCTAATTATGCTTTCTTGCTCTCTTAACATCTGTTTTAAAATATTTATTAGTTCCTTTTTGCTATAATTTTCAATAGCTTTTAAATCTTTTTCTATAACTGTATCCTGTGTAAAATCTTTTATAAAATAATGTGCTGCTCCTTCTTTCCAGCCATAAAGACAAGGTTCATGTCTCCAGTTATAATCTTGTCTTGATAAAACAAATTGATTTTTTACCCAGATTAAGCATTGTGATATTTTAAATCCAGCCTCTTCCAATGCTCCTCTGAATGCTTTTGTTTCACTATCTGCATGAAAAATATAATAAGCTGCACCAGCTCTCATAACTTCAAAAGAATTTTTATAAAAATCTAATAAAAATCTATAAAAGTTTTCAGAACTCATATTGTCATTTTTAATTTTGTTTCCATTTGTTGCCTCATAGTTCACATTATATGGTGGGTCTGTAACCATTAAATCCATAGTTTCATTAGCAACTAATTTCTTAACATCTTCTAAATTAGTTGAATCTCCACACATAAGTTTATGTTTTCCTAATAGCCAAATATCCCCTTGTTTTGAAAAATACTTTTCTTCAACATCAGGAATATCTATTTCTTTTATTTCATTTTCATCAAGAATTTCACCAGGTAATAATGCTTCAATTTCATCAAGATTAAAACCTGTTAATTCTAGGTTTTCTCCTAGTTTTGTTAGTTCTTCAAATAATTTTTGATAATCCCATTCGCCTAGCTCTATTGCTCTAGCTTCTCCAATTCTTATTGTTTGTATTTCATTTTCAGTTAAATTTTCAATGAAAATACATTCAATTTCAGTTAATCCTAATATTTTTGCTGCTTCTACTTTTGCATAGTCACTAACAACATAATTATTAGCATCAACTATTATTGGGAATACACAACCAAATCTATCTAATAAGTTTTTATATAAATTAATTTGATTATTTGTACTTTTTCTAGGGCTCTTAGGATTTTCTTTTAAAACATCTAATTTAATCTTAGTTATTTTCATAGTCCTCCCTGTTCTAATTTGTTTTAAATCTTTGTATTATAAAAACAAATAATTATATTTTCAGTTTCAGGATTAAAGTGCCTCACATTATTATCACGCGAGAAAACTATTAAAAAGCATTGATATTAAATGGAAATTTTTTTTTGAAAGTGTGAAAATAGGAAGTTTTTTCTTCCTATTTTTTGCAAAAAAATGCCAAATGATTTTTGGTATCACATTTGACTTTGCAATTAAAGAGTATTAGATTTGCGAAGAATAGTTCGAGCCTCTCTATATTAGAAAAAAAATCTCTTTGTGGAGATGCTCTTTGTTGTGAATGAGTAAGAATGTCTTTTATCTTACTACGATAAAAAACAATCTGTCTGTAGCATTTATTGCTACTACTAGTAACAATATCATCAACTATTTTATAGTCAAATATCCACTCTAAATTATCTCTAATTAGCGAATCTAAATCTTGACATCTAAAATTTATAAACTTTTCTTTAAGGACTTCAACTGATTTTTCTACCTCTTCAATCAGTATTTTTCCCAAAGTATGTGATATTGTGTTTTGAATGCAATCTTTTATGTCTTTTATTGTTATATATTTTATTGAGTTAAACTCAAAGTAGCTTTTTATAATTTTCTTTGTTAATCTGTGTTCAAGTCTAAGAATTGCTCCTTTGACTTTTCTTATATTATTTTTTTTGTTATTTTCATGACCTTTTGAGTAAAGTCTAATTTTCCAACCAATCATTGGTTGGAATGTAAAACCTGTTGTATAAAATTTATTTTCGTTTTGATTGAAATTATAATATTGAACCTTATCCAAATCATCATATTTTCTTGTAAGTGCTTTGAAAAAGTAACTTATGATATTATGAAATTTATAAAAGTTCCCAACTGCCTCTTGTGTAGTAAATTCAAAATATTCATATCTTACTTCATCTTCAGTTATTTCATAATCAATTAAACTATTGATTAATTTTACTAGATTATCTTCCACTATAATTTTTTTCAATTCATCAGACAATGGAAAAATATTATCATCTGCAAAAAATCGTGGATAAGAAAAATCTATTTTTATTGTTGACATCTTTTTTAATTTTTTTTCTTCCAACTTAATATAATTTATATTTTCTTTATCAATCTTGTAATTATTTGTATGATTTGAAAGACTTTCTGAAAAAGAATGAGGAAACATTTTTTTAATTCTTTCTCTTACATACAAAATGTCGGTCTGGACATCAACAAAGACACAAGCTCTATCTAGTCCATACATTAGAATTTCACTTTTATTATTTCATTGCAATGTGGACAAGTTATTTCTAATTCCTTTTTTTTGAGATAAATAGTAACTTTTCTACCTCTTGCTACTCTAATTCTTTCTTCTGTTTCAGAGTATAAGTATTCTCCACAACTGCAATAATTATGACCTATTTCTTTATCCGAATTCTTGGCTTTGGGCATTCATACCAGCTCCTCCTTATTTTTTGATATGTAAGAATTTCATATTGTTCATCATTATATTTTTTAGAAAGTTTCTCATAACCTTGTTTGAATGTTCTCTTATCTGAATAACAAAACTTAGCAATAATATTTTTATATTCAGTATTTTCATATATAATTTTTTCTTTTGAGATTATTTTTATTAGATAATTGTAGTCATATTCATAGTTCATGAAATTTCCTTTCAAATTACATTTACCAAAGTAAGTATTTACAATGTACATCTAAATTGATTAAATTAATATCATACTTTTATTAAAAAAGCAAGTTTTACTATTGTAAATAAAAGTATAATTTTTTTGAATAATAGAATTTAAGTGGACTCAATATAAAAAAATAGATAAAATAAAAATGGAGGATAAATTTATCTCTCCATTTTTATTTAAAAAATTTATTATAATCTATAATCCTAACAATTCCTTTTTCTTTTTATTAAATTCTTCTTGAGTTATAACACCTTGGTCTAATAATGACTTAAATTTTAATATTTCATCTGCAGAGCTAACTTGTTGATGAAATACTTTGGCTTCTTGTGGTTTTCTTAAATCCTCTCTAGCTTTATTGACTGCATTTACAAAAGGTACTAATGTATCTTTTTGAACATTTTTAATTTTCATTCTTGAAGCTCCATCCCAAATTTCAATGTCCCCTAATATTAGTCCTTTCTTATGTCCTATTGAATTTATTTTTTCCAATGGTATTTCAATTTGTTTTAATCCAAATATCATTCCTTTATCTAAAAAAATTACTCTTTTATTTGTTGAAACAATCAACCAAGTATTATTATTTAGAAATCCTGAAGTTGCATAAGTTATTACTTCATTATCCTGAATAATATTAGGGAGTTCTTTTACTTCTTTTTTAGTTCCAAAAAAATCTTTTGCACCACATTCTTTTAACATTAATTGAATTTCTTCTAAACTTTTCATTTTCCCTCCTAATAAAAAAATTTTAATATTTTATTTTACTTATTCACTGGAAATAATTCTCTAAAAAATTTAATAACTATGCATTTTATATATGCCCATTTAAGTCTTTTAGCATCAATAGAGTTTGGAAAAACATCAATAGCTGCTTTATAATAATTAATTTGTTCATCTAGAAATTCAGAAGTATCACCTAATACAATAAAAAATTCTTGTTCTTCTTCAGGAGTCCATTCATAGTAAGGTAAACTTTCTAAAATAAAATTATGTAGTCTTAGTTTATAAGTAATAAGATTTTTAATGTAATAATAATTACACATATTCTCATAGATATTTAAAATTTTTTCTTTTGGTAAAATATTTTGACTAACTGTATAATCTCCATCAACAAAAATATTATTATTTCCAATCTCACTTTCATAACAACGTATCCCCATTTTTCTCCTCCCTTATTCTATGTTATTTTTTTAATAATGAATTGTAGATATTTCTTATACTTTCAGCATCAACTTCATTTAATTTTGTTAGATCAAGTGACATATTTTTTTCATTTTTTTCGGTTATTTGTGTAATAGTAGAACTAGAAATATTCCCTCCTACCATAATATTATTATTCCCAATTTTAGTGTTAATAAAATTAAAATCTCCCATTTTTTTATTTTTTACAATATCATCTTCAGGAAGTAAATATCCAATAATCCAATAAAATTGTTTATAGTGAACTCCTAATGCTTTTGCCAATTGAATTAAATATATAGGGTTTACTCTTTTTGATTTTCCATACATTATTTCATTTAAAGTTTTTGCATTAACTCCACTTTTTTTTGATAATTGATTAAATCCCAAATTTTTTTCTTGTCTTAAATTATCAATATAAGTTCCTAATTCTTTTATTTTTTCATCCATATTTAACCTCCCTTTTTTTGTTTTATTTTATAATTTTTATTTACATAAGTAAACGATTTTCTAAAAAAAGTGTTGACAAAAGTAAATAGATAGTTTATATTTACCTTAGTAAGTATTTACGATTGTAAATATAAATGAAAGGAGGTATCTATGGATAATTTGGATATAGAGAAATTTATAAAAATAAAATGTATTGAAAAAAATATAAAAATTAATCAACTTGCAAATGAACTTAATATGTCCAGACAATTGATGTGGCATCACATAAAAAAGAAAAATAAAGAAGTTTTAAAACAAGTTGAAAATATCTTAAATATTTCTGAAGGCACATTAAAAGACTTGAAAGTATAAAAGGCTCGTAAGTTTTACAAACCATTATTATAAAACATAGTCTGAAAGAAAAAATTTATAGGAAGGAGATTTTAAATGGAAATATTTTTATTATTATTTTTAGCTATTATTGTTATTTCAATAATTGTAAATTTTTTATTTTATCTTATTTTTCTATTCTTTATAGGACAAAAATTAGCAAGAATTATAAATGAAGAAATGGAATCTATAAAAAGAAATCTTTAATAGTATCTGTCCCAAATGAAACTAGGGAATTTACAAAGATTTCTCTTGATAGTGCATTGATTTTCATAAAATAAATTTTTAATTTTTGTGCAGCAAAGGATTTTATATCACAATTATTTTTTATAAATTCTTCTGTTGCAATATAAATTTTATTTTGAAAATCTTTTTCACTTTCCTCTAATTGAAATTCAAGAATTTCTTTATATTCTTTTAAAAAATTTTCTACCCATGGATATGGTTTACCACAATGAGAACAATAGTTAGGGACATAGTCTTTTTTATATAAAGTAATTCTTCTATCTCTCTCACCAGTGAGTAAATTGCTTAATATATATTTTTCTTTTGCAACTCCTCCTATAATCATAGAATTACAATGAGGACAGCAATCAATTATTGGTGAACCACATTCTTGACAAAAATCAATTGGACATTTTTTTTCAGGGGGTAATGTAGATGTTTGTAAATGCCCTTTTTTACAAATAGCAGATTTTAAATTATAAGTTCTGCCATCTTCACTAATAAACATAATATCAACTCCTTAAATAAAAAACAATCTTTGAATAGCATGGCTCACAAACTGCTTCCCCAAGCATTCAATGCTTGTGGGCTGTGCTATTGAAAGATTAAATTATTCATGAGTTGTATTCTCATTATCTGGAATATACTCAATTAAATCTTGAGTATTACATTCAAGTAATTTACAGAACTTATCAAGATGCTCTGGATTAATTCTTGTTATAGTGCCATGAAAATATTTTCCCATAACAGTTGGAGTAATTCCGACATATTGACTAACTGTTTTTTGTGAAAGCCTTTTTTCAGCCATTTTAATATGGATTTTAAATTTAATCATAATATAACCCCCTTATTAAAGATTAAATTATTCATGAGTAACATTTTCACTATCTGGAATATACTCAAATAAATCATTTGGTTGGCAATTGAATAATTTACATAATTTGTCAATATGAAGAGTAGGGATTCTAACTATTGTTCCATAATAATATTTATTCATAACAGTAGTAGTTATTCCAGTGGCTTCCATGACATCTTTTTGTGTCATTCTTTTTTCAGCCATTAAAATATGAATTTTAAATTTTATCATATTAAACCTCCTTTTAAATTTTTAATTGCTTTTAATACGATTATATACTATTAAAAGCAATTTTACAACCTTTTTTAAAATAAAAAAATTGTTTAAAACAATTTTTACACTTGACAAACAATTTAAAATAGATTATTATTAGCTTATAGCAATTAAAAATTGCGTAAATTAATAAAAAGATTTTTTAAATTTTAGGAGGAATATAGAAAACCAAGATAAGGAAGTGTAATGATTAGAAGTTTTTTACTTGTTTGTTTCTTAATAACTATTTCTTTTTTAACTAATTTAATACTTTATTCGATTACTTGGTATTTGTTGGGTAAGAAAATTAAGAAGTTTTTAGATGAGTGTAAAGATGATTTGAAGTTATGGAGAAAATAAAAAAAAGAGCCACCGACCAAAGTACTCTTTTCTTTCAAAGAAGTAATTAAAAATAATTAACTCCCTTATTGATAATAATTATAACACAATTATTATTATATTACAAGATATTTCTATATTTCTCCAACAAAAATAGGAGGAGAACTTATGAAACTAACAGAATTACAAGAATTAATTGAAAAGTATGGAAAAAATGTAACATTTCTTGAAATTAAGGAAGAACTTAAAAAATTAGGTTATCCTTGCAAAATTGCAGGTGAAGTAAATGCCTAAAAAAAAAGATAAAGTACCTGAAAATTTTAGAACTATTTATATCATAACTAATGCTGATAAAACTATTCTTTCAGCGTTTACTTCTGAAGAAGAAGCAAAAAAAGAAATTGATTTTAAATATTCAATTCTTCCAGAAAAATTTAATATTCAACCTTGCTGTTTGAACATTGATAAAAGTTTTGCTGAAGAAATAAAAAAAAGATTTTAAGGAGATAAAAAATGAAAGATTTATATTTTATAGATGAAACTACAAAAATAATATTTGCTTTAGTGGAGTTACCAGGAAAAGTAAAAATGGATTTATTAGGAATACAAAGAATACATTATATCAATAGTGATGTTAGCAAGAATTGGTATGAAGAAATAAAAAATAAAATAATGGATTCTAAGCATCCAAAATTAATGGAAGCAATGAAAGAACTTGAAAAACTTTATAAAGGAATGAAGTAATTAATTAAAGGAAGGATTAGATTATGAAAAGTAGAGAGTATATTGAAAATAAAATAAAACAACTTGAAGATTTAAGAAAAGAACTTCTAACAGAATACCAAGAAAAAATGAATAATGGTAATAATGATGAAGTTTTATGGGAATATATAAGTAATAAAAATATAGAAATTTGGACTTTAAAAGACATATTAAAAGATTAATTGGAGGCTTAAATGTATATAAAAGATAGAAAAAAAATAGAAAAAGCATTAGCAAATTTAATAAATGAAATGATTGAAGAAAATAAAAAAGAAACTGCTGATCAGTTATTAGCAGCTAGAGAATATGAAATAAGACAAATTTGTGAAGAAGTTGCTTTGCAATATTCACTGATTAAAAAACCAATTTATTAAAAAATAAGGAGCTGGATAAAATGCAAGAAAAAACATTTAAGCAGTTATTGATGTCCAGTAACTATTACACATTAAATAAGCAAATTGTTAAAGAACTTGGGATAGAATCAGCCTTTTTATTAACAATCTTAATTGAAGCTAGTGATGGACTAGCAGATAATGAGGGTTGGTTCTATCAAACAATTGAAAAAATTGGAGAACTTACAGGGCTTGGTAGACACAAGCAAGATAAGATAATCAAAGAATTAATTGATTTAAAAATATTGGAACAAAAAAATAAAGGAGTTCCCTGCAAAAGATATTTTAAAGTTAATTATCAAATGATTGAAAATCTAGTTTTCCAAAATCAGCAATCTAGTTTGTCTAAAAACAGCAAACTGGATTGTCCAAAAAAGACAAACTATTCTGTTGAAAATAGTCAATCTAGTTTGTCTGAAAACGGCAACAATAAAGAATATATAATAAATAACTTAAATAAAGAATTAAATCATAAAGAACATAATAAATCATATGACTGTTCTGAAGATTTAAAAAGAATAAAAGAATGGTTCAAAGAAAATAAAATTGATTTTTCTAAGAAGCATGAAAATAAAATTATTGAGTTATTAAAGGTCAACTCTTTGGGATATCTTTTAAAACTCTTTCAAGAACAAATAGATATTTTAAAAAATAAACCAGGAGTAAAAAATATAGCTGCTATTTTCTCTAATCATCTTTTTAAAGGGACTGCTGAAATTAACCTTAAAGAGATTGAAAATAGAGAAATTGAACAGGAAAATTTAAAAAAAGAAGAAAAAAAGGAGAGTGAAAGAAATGAAAAATTTCTTAAGATTTTTTGGGAGCTTCCCCTAGAAGAACAAGAAAAGATAGAGAATGAAATTTTAAAAAATAATAATATTAATCATTTTCTTGAATTAAAAAAGAATAGCACAGTTATGTATTATAGATTAATTACTCCGTTCATTTCTAAATATATTCAAGAAAAAAATTAGCTGGATTTAATTTACTTTTGATACTTGAAAGGAGGATTATGAAAAATCCAAAAGAAAAACCAAAAATAATAGAGGTAAAAACTCCTAAGATAGTTGAAGTTGAAAGACCTACTATAAAGGAAGTTGAGTGATATTATGAGTGAATCTATAAAAATTAATATGCCTTTTGATAAATGGTGCAGAATTCAAAAAGATTTTGAAGAACTTAACTCCAAGCTTCCAGAGGACAAAAAATTAGATTTTGAAAAATATAAATATTGCTACAACTGGGGTAGATTATCTTTTGACCTATATTGTATAGGAGCTGGAATAAAAGAAGCACTTAGAGAACCTGAATTTTATAACAAGAAGGAGATTAAATAGTGAAATTAAGAGGTAAAATTTACAGCATTGTTACTGGAGGAGTTTATAAAGTTTTAAATATAAACTTTGAAAGTAGAAAAATAACAGGAATAAGCAAAAATGAAGAACTAACTTTTGAATTTAAAGATGTCATTTGGTTGGAGAGTACAGGAATAAAAGAAGATAAAAAATATATATACACAGATGATTATCTATTAGCAACAAAAGATGAAAATTTAATTTTATGTGGAATTGTAAAAAGAAGAAAAGATGGAGTATTTGTATTAGAAAATAAAAAGCAGCATAAGAGTATTCCATTAATAGAATTGAAAGCTAGTGGAGTAAAATTAATAAATTTACAAAATCATAAAATTTATTTTGCAAAAAAGAACAATAAAAAAATTAAAAAATAGGAGGAAATTATGGGAGTCGTACTTGTAAAAAATAATAAAGGTGGAGTAGGTAAAAGCTGGATAGCATTACAATTAGCAGCTTATAAAGCCTTTCAAAATGAAAAAGTCTTGCTATTAACTTCAGACTCTCAGAATAATGTTTTAAATTATTCTGGAATAAAAATTGAAGACACAAATAAAAAAGGGCTTGAAGATCTGCTAGAAGGGAAGAATTATGAATTAACAAAATTAAGACCTAATTTATTTTTCTTGCATCTTCAAGACTATAAGGTAAAAGGGAATCTTGATGAAAAGTTTAAGAAACAGATTAGCATTTTAAAAAAGGAATTTAAACATATTATCATAGATGGTTCTCCAGTTATGAATTTGGATAATGTCTTTGTTGATGTAGCTGAACATATAATTGTTCCAACTTTTTTAGACTCAGTTACAACAAACTCTATTTTAAACTTACTAAAAAAAACGGATATATCTAAAATTAGAGCTGTCATCCCAAATAGAGTAGGAAGAACAAAAATAGAAAAAGATTTTTATACTTTTCTAAAAAATAAATTAACTCGTTCAGGAGTATTCTTATCTATTCCAATTAATCAATCTTCAATAATTTTGAAGCTAATTGAAAATGGTACTTTACTATGGGAAAGAAGGTCTCAAAAATTGGATGAAATAAAAAATGTTTTTGTAAAAGTTTGGAGGGAGATAGAAGATGAATAATGAAAATAATGTAATGAAAGCAGTTGAAGAAGCATTAGCTGGAAGCCAATTAAGAAAGTTTGATTTCGCTAATTACGAAATTTCTGATGATGACAAAGCAAAAATTGAAGAACAAGAAGTAAAACTTCTTAATAGTTTTAGGAAATACAGAAATAATCTTTTTGATATATGTAGCTCTTTAGCAGAAGTAGCAAAATTATTAAAGCCTTCTGGAAGTTTTATGGCTTGGTATGAGAGTGCAGGACTTACAAAGGATATGGTCTCAGTTTTTTTAAAGCGTTGGGACTTATATCTTTGGCAACCTGATTATAAAGATAAAATATTTAGTTTGTCAGATCAAGCAATAAAAATTATATCTAACAATTCTTTAGGGTTGGAAGTTGTAAAGGGAATACTTGAAGCAGATGTTTTAAAGGTTAGAGAAATAAAAAAATTTTTACCTCAGCCTAAAAAAGAAGAAAAATCTGAAGTTAAAGTAGATGGACAAAAATATTTTAATTTCAATAAAATCAAGAAAATGGAAAAAAGAGCTAAGAAGTTAAAAGATGAAGAAAAAATAGAATATAAAAAAGAATTGACTGAATATATCAACAGTCTACAAAAGCTTATGGAGGAACTATGATTGATAAAAAAACTTTAATAGAAAAAGCAGAAGGAATAATTAAATATAATGAATCATTAATTAATGATGATGCAGCTGTTGCTATGTTAGGAATTTCAAGAGTTGTAAGTTTAAAAAAGGAAAATGAAGAGCTTAAAATTTTCATAAAGGTTTTTAATAAATTAGTCTAAAAAAGACTTTATCATTTTACACTGCAAATAACTTGCTCGTGTTGATAAAGCCCCGAAACAGTTTTATTTTAACAGAAAGTTATTTGTAGTGTCAATACATTTTAGGAGGAATTAAAATGAAAAATAATCTTTTAGTATTAGAACAAATAGCAATGGAGTTGGTAAAAAACGATAACTATAGATTTTTTGAAAGAGATTTCTATAGTTTTTATGTAAAATCAGAAAAAGAAAACAATCCAAATAACATCACTATTAAGTTTTTCGGTAGTAAATTCGCATATGAATATGAATATGGATATTCTAACAAATTTCATCATGACTTTTATTATAATATGAAATTTTGTTTTGCAGAAATAAAATGCCATGTCTTCTACGGAAGTCAAATGGTTATGGATAAATTTGATTTTAATTTTCCAGAAGCTAAATATAGTGATTGGAATGAAGAAAAATTCATTAGATTTATCAATGCTATAACAGGGTTAGATTTTGTAATATTAGAAGAAATGAAAAGGCTAGTTTGGTGTTTGGCTTTTCTGTCAGAAAGAAAAGAAAAATCAAATACAGATACAGGAGAACAAGAATTTTTAAAAAGAGAATTTAATAATTTTATGGAATTATCAACTACTGGGGAAAAACATATAGATAAGAAAGTAGAAATAATAAAGAAATACCTTCCAAAACTAGGATTAAAAGAAGGGGAAGTAAATATGGATAATCTTACTTTGGAAGAAAAAAATAATCTAAGAAACATATTAATAAAGTATGTGGAAATCTTAGATAGAAGTAATAAAAATAATAATGATGGTTTTAAGTTTGTCCAATATATTAAAAATCTATTGGTGATAAATAAAAAACTTAATTCATAGGAGGAATAATGTTACTTGATATAAAGAAAATAGGAGAAAATTTTTACTTAGTTAATGGAGAATATACTGCAAGTAGTTTTAATGAAGCAGTTGTAATAGCTTATGAAAAGAAAGAAAAAATAAAAGGCTTTGAAGTAGATTATATGGAAAATAGCTTTTGGAAAAATTTAAAAAATAAATTAAATTTTCCATTTGTAAATTTAGAAAGCTGGATGTGATTCTATGGATATTTTAAAAATAGCTTTGGCTGCTCTTATGGCAGAGAAAGGTGTCAAGAATGAGGAAAGCAAAGAAAACAGAGAAAAGGGAAATAAAAATAAATGAAAAAAAAGAAATTGAAATAATTAAAAAACCAGCTGATGAAAAACTTCTTGCTACAAAGTTTGCTACAACTCTTTTAAATATCTCAATTGTTTGTCAAAAACATAAAGAGGTTTGGGATAAAGAAATTAAAGAAAATGAAGGCTATATCAAATTTGATAAGTTCATGTTAATTAGTAAAACAAGAGCAGTTGCAGATAAAATATTTAATACTTATTTTGAGTCTGAAGATGAAGGAGAAGATGTTGAAAATAACTTATTTTATAGAGATGTGATTGGAAAACAAACTGAAAAATGTCTCAATGGAATTAGTGAAAAATTTATTTTGACTCTTGATGATATTAAACAAAGGCTTCCTGCTGGTTTCATGGGAACACTTGGTTCATGGGCTAGAATGGTAAAAGATTTAAATACTGCTAAAATGAGAGGGATTGCTAGAAAGATTGAAATTGATGAAAAAGAATTAAATAAATTATTTGATTTATCTAATAAATATATGAATTGGGTATATCAAGATATAGCAATTCCTGAATTTTTATAATTTTATAGTTAGGAGTTAATATGAATAGGAAAAAATATAGAAAAAGAAAACTTTTTAAAAGATATATAAAAGGTGCTTTACAAATAAGTACTGTTATAGATTTTTCTTCTAAATGTAAAAAATTAAAAAAACATTATGTAAGTAAAAGAAAAAATGATTTAGAAAGATATAAATATAGCTGGTATAAATTAGGAGGAAAAAATGAAAAATTTTAAAATGAAAGCCTGGTTAAAAAAGGAAAATAAAATGGTAAATATAATTGGAATAGATTTTAGCTATGAATATATTAAATATACAGAAGATAATAATCTATTTAATGAAAATTATAAAACTGCTGAATTTAAAGATGTTGAACTTTTGCAATATATAGGAATGAAAGATAAAAAAGGTATTGAAATTTATGAAGGTGATATTGTAAGAGTTCCTGATGTTGCTGATAGTAGAAAGTCTTTTAATGGTTATGTTGAATATGATGAAAGCAGAGCAGAATTTATTGTAAATTTATTGGATGGACTTGAAGAAACTTTCTATTGTTGCAATCAAAGTGAAAGAATAAAAGTATTAGGTAACATCTATGAAAATAAAGAATTGTTAGGTGAATAAAAATGGAAAAAATTTGTAAATACTGTTCTAATTATAATAAAGGAAAATGTTCTATTTTGAATGAAAAACTTAGTACAGATATTTCCTTTTCTTATTGGGGAGTTCTAAATATTATTGAAAATTTTTTTAATGATAATTTTAGATTATATTTACCTCCTGAAGATTTACAAGAACTAGCTTCTCAACTTTCTAATAAAATAGATAGTTTTATTGATGCAGAAATAGAAAATCCAACTATAAATAATGATGAAACAGATGATTTTAGTTGTAATTATTGGAGATAAAATGGAAAAATATAAGAAATGGCAAACATTTGAAATTTCTCTTGAAAGACTTTTCATAGAAAAAGAAACTCAAAAAGCATATTTATTTAAATTTGAGATAGGTTTATTTGAAGATTATCGTTTCTGGTATCCAAAAGTATTGGTAAATAAAATGCGTGAAAGTGTAGTAATTTCATATCAAAATAATAATGAGTTTCCAAGAAAAGTATTTCTTAACAAGAAAAAAGAACTAATTTTATCAATGCCTAATTTAATAGAGCTTTTAGATAAAGCTTCATTAAACTTTTATGACAATATAGAAAGATTAGAAACTTACATTCCAGAAAAAATTTTTAAAGAGGTTGAAATAGATGAGGAATTACTTGCCTGATCAATTAAATTGTATAAAAAAATTAAAAAGATTTAAAGTTGGAGCTTTATTTATGCAAGCAGGAACAGGGAAAACTCAAACTGCTGTTGGTATTATAAATTCAAGAGAAGATATAGATAAAGTTTTATGGTTTACACCTTGTCAAACTAAGAAAAATTTAAAAGAAGAACTTGAAAAATGTTCCTTAAAATATGAAGTTGAAATAGTGGGAATAGAAACTTTAAGTAATTCTAAAAAAACTTACTTTGAATTATTAAATAAATATTCTAACTGTAAATTTTTATGTGTTGTAGATGAAAGTATAAAAATAAAAAATTACTGTGTAAGAACTCAAAGAATAACAACAATTGGAAGAAAAGCAAAGTACCGTTTAATTTTAAATGGTACTCCTCTTTCAAAAAATTACCTGGATCTATATAACCAGTTTAATTTTTTGAGTGAAAAAATTTTTAAAATGAATTACAACGAATTTTATAACACATTTGTTATAGAAAAAAGAGTTGTTAAAAATCGTGTAATAAAAAAAAGATGGTTAGAAGGTTTCACAAATCTTGATTATTTATTTAGTTTAATAAGTCCTTTTATTTATAAAAGTGATTTGAAACTAGATATAAAAAAAGAAACTAAAATTGTTGAATATGTAGCAGAAGATAAAGTAATTGAAGACTATCTAATTTTAAAAGAAATTTTTATTGAAGGTATCAGAACAGAAGATGGACAACTATTAGGAAATCTTCAAAAATTACAACATTCTTATGCTGCTAGTTTAAATAAAAAAGAAGAATTAAGAAACCTTTTAAACAATCTTAAGAGTGAAGGAGTTCCAACAAAAAAAATAATTATTTTTTATAAATATTTAGTTGAAGAAGAATTACTAAGAAATGAATTTAGTGAATATACTTTACTAAGTTTACAAAAGCATACATTTGGACTAAATTTACAAAGTTCAAATATAATTATTTTTTATAATTTATCTTGGGATTATGCACTAATGGAACAAGCAGAAAGTAGGATATATAGAACTGGACAGAAAGAAGATTGTAGAATATTTTATTTAATTTCCACATTTGGATTAGATGAAATGATTCAAAATAATTTAAAGAAAAAAGAAGATTTCTTATGGGAATTAAAACAAAAAACCATACAAGAAATTGAGGAGAAACTATGAAGATATATAAAGACCAAGATGTTTTATCTGCTGCAAGAGATAGATATAAATTTATTTTTAATAATTTTGACAATGTTTGTTTTTCTTTTAGTGGTGGAAAAGACAGTTCATTGATGATACAAATAGCTAATATAGTAGCTAAAAAACTTAATAAAGTTTTTGATGTTATGTATATTGATTTAGAAGCTCAATATAAACATACTATTGAACATGTGTATGAACTAAAAGAATTAAGTCAAATTAGAGACTTCTATCATATAGCTTTACCACTTTATTTAAGAAATGCAGTATCTGTTTTGCAACCAAAATGGATCTGCTGGAAACCAGAGGATAAAGAATTATGGGTAAGAGATTTACCAGAAGACAGTATAAATCTAACAAATAATTATCTACCATTTTATGATAGAGTTATGGAGTTTGAAGAATTTGTTCCTTCTTTTAATAAATGGTATGCAGATACTAAAGGTGGAATGTGTGCTGTTGGAGTTGGGATAAGAGCTGATGAAAGTCTTAATAGATTTAGGACAATTGCAATACCTAAGAATAAAGTTATGTTTAAAAACAAGCCTTGGACAACTCAAATTTATGAAAATACTTTTAACTTTTATCCATTATATGACTTTAAAACTCAAGATGTTTGGGGAGCTATATCATTGTTAGATTTAAAATATAATAAAATTTATGAATTGATGTATAAAAATGGACTATCAATTCATGAGCAAAGACTATGCCAGCCTTATGGTGATGACCAAAGAAATGGACTGGATCAGTTCAAAGCACTTGAAGCTGATACTTGGGAAAAAATTTTAAACAGAGTTAATGGAGTTAATTTTGGAAATATCTATTGCAGAAGTTATGCACTAGGAAATATAAAATCATTTAAACCTGATTTTATGACTTGGGAACAATATACTGTGTTCTTATTAGAAAGTTTAGGACTTTATAACAGAGATTTAATGCTTCATTACTATGGAAAAATTAAAAAGTTCATGGAATGGTATAAAACACATGAAAATATAGATATTATTCCACAAGAGTGTGAATTAAAACTTGAACAACAAAAAAAAGTTATTTCTTGGCGAAGGATTGCAAGAGCAATTGAAAGAAATGATTTCTATATGAAAAGATTATCTTTTGGAGAAAATAAAAAAGATAATGAAAAATTACAGCATCTAATGAAAAAATATAATAACTTATTGGAGGTAAAAAGATGAAAGAGGTGTCAATGGAAGTTTTAAATGTTCAAATGGTTGATATAAATAAAGTTGTGGCTAATGACTACAATCCAAATAAAGTAGCAAAACCTGAGATGAAATTATTAGAAAGGTCTATTATAGATAATGGGTTCTGTATGCCAATTATTTGTATCTATGACAAAGAAAATGACAAATATGTTATTGTTGATGGCTTTCATAGATATACTGTTTCATTGAAATTACACCTGGAACAAGTTCCAATTGTTGTTTTAAAACATGATATTAAAAAGAGAGTTGCTGCAACAATTCAATTCAATAGAGCCAGGGGAACACATCAAATTCCTGATATGGCAAAAATTGTTTTATCTCTTTATGAAAAAGGCTGGAATGATTTGGAAATATCTGAACATTTAGGAATGGACTTAGATGAAGTTATTAGATTGAAGCAAATGAACGGATTAAAAGAGGCATTTGCTAATCATATCTTCTCAAAAAATTGGGAAGAATTTGAAAAAAATAACATAGAAGATAAGGAGATAAAGTAATGGAAATTAAAAAACCTGAGAACTTTAATGATATATTAGAATTACAAAAGCTTTTAGATAAAAGCATACATAGTACTAGACCTAGAACACTTGAAGATATTAAGAAATCTATTATAGCTGAATGTATAGAATTTGATGAAGAAACACCACAAAGCCATAAGACCTGGAAAACTAAGCCTTATGACAAAGCTAAGGAATTAGAAGAATTGACTGATATATGGTTTTTTATAGCTCAACTGATTAATTATTGTAGCGATAATAGCAATTTATCCATATTACAAAAAGAAAATCTTAATAGATTTTTTAATGATCATACTTCAAGTTATACAGAATCTATAAGTATTCTAGATATAATTTTTTATTTAAAAGGAAGAAGAGCAGATTATGATTATATTAAATTTTTGATAATAGATTTAATGATTTTAACTAATGGATATTGTTATACAAAAGATGATATTCTTAACTGCTACTGGGAAAAATGGCAAAAGAATATGTCAAGGATTGGTAAGGAATGGAATTAATAAAAAGGAAGGTGAATAATAATATGGAAAATAAAAATATAGATATTAATGTAATAAAAATTGCAGTAGTTGAAAAAATAGATGAACTTTACAATAAATTAGTTTCAAAGAAAAAGGTTTCATAATGGAAAAAGTTGCTATTTATATAAGAGTATCTAAAAAAGAACAAAGTAGGGATAAAGGGAGTGATAGCTCCCTTAACCTACAATTAAAAAAATGTTTAGACTACTGCAAAGAGAAAGGTTATAAAGTTTTAAAAGTTTATCAAGATATTGAAAGTGGGAGAATAGATGACAGAAAAGAATTTAATGAACTTTTTGAAGCTATTAGTAAAAAAATATACACAAAAATAGTCTTTTGGGAAATTTCAAGAATAGCTAGAAAAATTTCCACAGGAATGAAATTTTTTGAAGAACTAGAATTATATAAAATAACTTTTGACAGTATATCACAACCATATTTAAAAGATTTTATGACACTTTCCATATTTCTAGCCTGGGGTACTGAAGATTTAAAACAGATGTCTTTAAGAATAAAAAGTAACCTTGAAGAGAAAACAAAAGCAGGATATTTTGTTCATGGTAGACCAGCAACAGGTTATATCAGAGGAGAAAATAAAATGATTATTCCTGATCCTCAAAAAGCACCTTATATTCTTAGTATTTTTGAAACATATGCTAAAAATTTTAATCTAACTGAAACAGCTAGAATATTTAATAAAACAAGAATGGATATAGTTGATATAATTGATAACAAAATTTATATTGGTTATGTTCCTTTTAGAAAGTACATACAAGAGCTAAATCAAAAGAAAAGAATCCAAGTAAGCAAAAAAGATATAAAATGGTATAAAGGGCTTCATGAGCCAATTGTTCCTCTTGAATTATTTGAATTTTGTCAGTCTATTAGAGAGAAAAATATCAAATCAAGAGCTGCTTATGGAGATTATAAACCTCATTTACTTTTTTCATCTATGATTTATTGTGAATGTGGGGATAAGATGTATCAGCAAAAGAGAAATAGAACTTATAAAGACAATACTAATTATGTTTATTACTCTTATTCCTGTAAAAATAGAAAGCATAAAAAATCTTTTTCTGCTAGAATTATGGATAAAACTATTAAAAAAATGATTCTAAATTCAAAAGAATTAGAAGATTTGAATAATTATAATTCTAATGATATTGAGAAAAGTGAAAAAAAATTATTAAAACTTGAAAATAATTTAAAATTATTAGAAAATGAAAGAGAAAGAATAATAAATTTATTTCAAAAAAGCTATATCAGTGAAGATGAATTAGAAAATAAATTTAAAGATCTTAATACTAGAATTCAAATTACAAAAGAAAAAAAAATAGAATTTGAAAAAACTTTGAATATTCCTAGAAATAATGATATTAAAGTATTAGAAAAATTGAAATTTATTATAGAAAATTATGATGAAGAAGATGTCATAGAAACAAGAAAAATTTTAAAAATGATAATAAAAGAAATTAGAGTAATTTCCTTTTATCCATTGAAAATTTCAATTTTATTCTATTAAATAAAAAGCAACTTTTATAGAGTTGCTTTTTTTTATTAGTATGCTATACTTTTTAAAAAGAGGTGATGTAAATGGAAGATAAAATTCAAAAACTAGTTGACATTATAAAAAATTCTAAATATCTTGTTTTCTTCACAGGAGCAGGAGTCTCTACTGATAGTGGATTAAAGAGTTTTAGGGGAAAAGACGGCTTGTATAGTACTCTATATAAAGGAAAATATAGACCAGAAGAAGTATTAAGTTCAGACTTTTTTTATTCTCATAGAAATATTTTTATGGAGTATGTAGAAAATGAATTAAATATTAATGGAATAAAAGCCAATAAAGGACATTTAGCTTTGGCTGAATTAGAAAGAATGGGAATTTTAAAAGCTGTCATCACTCAAAATATAGATGATTTACATCAGATGGCAGGGAATAAAAATGTTTTAGAACTACATGGAAGTCTTAAAAGATGGTATTGTTTAAATTGTGGAAAAACAGCAGATAATAATTTCTCCTGTGAATGTGGTGGTGTAGTCAGACCTGATGTTACTTTGTATGGAGAAAATTTAAATCAAGCTATTGTTAATGAAGCTATTTATCAACTTGAACAAGCAGATACTTTAATAGTTGCAGGAACAAGCTTAACTGTTTATCCTGCTGCATATTATTTAAGATATTTTAGAGGTGAAAATTTAGTGATAATCAATAATGAAAATACTCAATATGATAGTGAGGCATCATTAGTTTTAAATACTAACTTTGCTGACACTATGGATAAGGTCATAAATATCATTAAAATGGGAGCTTAGGCTCTCTTTTTATTTTGGTAGTTTATGGCAGTAATTTCAGTTAATGTAAGTATTCCACCACTTCCTGAATTTTTACTATCTCTTAGGGCAATACCAACTGATTTATTTCCAGCAACTGTAATTTTATTATTGTTAGCTATAGTGATTTCATTTAATGCAACACCTTTATTGTCATCAGCATAGATACCTATAGCTTGTGCTCCAGCAACATTTATAAGTCCATCATTTTTAATTTCAACTGCACTACCTGTAGCTAATTTATCTCTACCGTAAGTTTGAGTTGTTGCTCCTGTTGCCATTCCTACTATTCCATAACCAGAGTTAGTTACATTTACTATTCCACTGGCTTTATTTTCAATTTTACTTCCATTTGTTCCATATAGTCCTACACCATTATCAACCTTTACTGTTCCATTGTTAGTTATAGTTC